GACAGCATAACAACATCGCCACGCTGACAGACAAAGCCTTCAAAGTCTGTATCCCACGAGATACGGCGCTTGCGATAATACTGTTGCGCTGCAATGTAGTTGGCAAACTTGCCAGCCATTGCTTGATTAGTGCATCCCATCAAATCAAGCGTAGTCGGATTATTTGCAGTCGTTACGCCAGGTACATTGACTCTAACTTCGTCTTGATTCCAGTCTTTATCTGGATTAACGAAGCGCACAACAATCTCATCAGCAAGCGATTGTGTTGCATAAGACACGCTAAAGCTGCCTTTGATGATGTTGCCCATACCAAACTGAGCAACTGGCGTCTGATTACGGCCATCCCAGACAACACCGAGCTTGCCTGAAGCCCATGATGGTGACGCAAGACCACAACGCGATAGTGTTGTTAGGATGTCGGCGGCAGACTGTGAGCCATCAAACACCGCGTTGAACGTGATGTTTTCTGTCGTACAAAATGTTGCCCATGCGTGTAGTGCTGCTAAATCAATCTGACTGTCACCATTGTCAATCATAGGCATTATTCTGCCTTCATTAAATCCAAAGTTATTCCAATGATAGCTTCCTGCTTGTGCTTTTGTTGTGCCAGGCCAAGTTCCAGAAGAAAACGCTGTTGTTAAATCAGAATAATTGTCAATGTATTGCTCATGGTTATTTAGAGGAACTTTGAATCCAATACCATAGGTCAATCTTCCGTTCGTATCGTAGCGACCTTTGGCGAAATCCATAAACCAATGTGCAGGATTTGATGTAAACCCATAAGTCCATGCCGTTCCGTTCCAGTAATTCGCTTTAGCCTTAGCCAAGCAAGATAGCTGCTGGATAGCACCATTAAGCTGTTCAGATGCGCGAATGACTAGACCGCGACGAGTCTGACCAAAGTAGGTCGCCGTATCAAGCTGATAAGTGCGCAGCGTATCAAACGATGTTTTATTTTGCAGACGGCTATCAGTTGATTCAGCCGTTATGCGACGAATACGCACATCGTAAGTACCATTAGCGACATCAATGAAGATTGTCTTTCTAACAGGCGTCTGTGAGTTGTTTCCGATGTTGTAGGTAAGCGTATTAGACCAAGTACCGCTAGATGTCAGCTTGTATTGAACTTCAATGTTGACTGACGTGTGATCTAGCCCACCACGATCATTCGCATAGTAGAACACGCCAGTTACGTCAATGCCAAGCTTAAACGCATTAGAGCTTGATGTGCGCTGTATCCATCCGGCTTCGTAAGTGAGCGCTGCACCAGCGATAGAGTCTACGTTACCAGGGAATGCTGCAATCTTGCCCTGAGCATCTTGGTCATACCAAGTGTATTCGGAGTAATTGGTTAAATCTGTCGTTCCAATCTGAAAGTCAGTTAGCGTTACATCAGATAGACCGAAGTGGAAAATCTGATACAGGTACTGGTCGTTGTCACGATACTCTGTATAAGGCTTTGAACCAAAATCAGGAAAGAAACGATGCGTACCCATGACGACAGGCATTGACTCATATGGCCGCATCGAGTTTGAGCCGCCAGACAGGCTGTAGACTTGAGTTGCTTCTGTAGTTCCAGATGTGTCAGACGATTGTAAACTAGCTGCACTAGGTGGAAGTATTGGAGCAATTGCATTAACTATTAACGACCCAGCGATAGACACAGCAGCCCCAGCCGCTGCACCCCAACCAGCTCCGTAAGCAGCTCCAACAGCGCCACCAGTATAAATAGATGCAACAACAACAGCAACCATCAATACGGTATTCAATACCTTATTGCCATCGCCGCCACCGCCATTTACTTCAGCCTTGACGTTTATCAAATCGCCAGGTGCAGGGCAAACCGTATCCCACTCTTTGACTGTTAGCAGGCGGTCATTGAGGATGATGACAAGCGGTTGGAATGGGTCAACGCCATTGGCAATAAGCACTTCGCGTACTGTCTGCCCAGCTTTCCATTCTTGCTGATTGAATTTGCAATCTACTGACGGAAGTACCGGATGAGGCCGATAAATAATGTCCAATTGTTGCTTTAGGCTGTTATTTATAACTTCCATGAGTAGTAGCCCTCAACCGTAATAAAGACGCGCTCTAAGTCGCGGATACGGTGTAATACTACCATGCCGGCCTGTTCCATTGCATGTAAAACGCTAGGCTCGCCATTAACAATGCAATAAGTGCCGATATGATTTGGCCTTCCTTTGCAGCACATAAGCACTGCATCACCTTCAACTGGGTTTTCAGTCTTAGCGCCATACTCAGCAATCAAGTCGGTCATTTGACCAGCACGCCCTAGGCGAGAAGCCTTACGCTCTACTTCAATATCGCTAGGGACTGTTTCGCCAAATACTTCATGGCGAATCTGCGCTAGCGTATGTGCGCAATCAGCCTTGCCTGTGATGTAAGGCTGGCCGATATATTTTCCAGACCAATGAGGCATTAGAATATGCCTGGAGAGTTATTCGGCCTGTATTGCAGCGCAATAGCTTTTTTAGAGAATAGGTTTTCATAACCTAATTCTCCGCTTACTTCTGTCATATTGCAGCTAACGTTATACAAGTTCATGGTGATTGACCACTCAACTGTATCCGGTCTGCTACGCATGACTTGAGACATTGTGATTAGCGAACCATTGCCACCACCAGAAGTTTCAATCCAGTACATAAGCTCTTTGCCTACGTTATCTACGGATAAACGCGCCTTTGGCAATTGATTCTCAAAGTCATCAGGCAATGTGCAACGGAACGGAATGGCAATGTATGTATTACCGTTACTAACTAAGTCCTGAGTATCGTTGACCACTCGTACTGGCGTTGCCAAGTCAGGATGGTTGATTTCTAGCAATACAAGCGCAGACTCGGGCGCTGATACCTGTGCCAGCGTAGATTTGAACTCTGAAGAATAGACGCGTGCCATTATGCCACCCAGGACTCGATTTCAGCACCAATCTCCCAGTTCTCCATATCAGCAGTCATTGGTGTTGCCGTATAGCCACCATCTTTGAATCGAACAGTGATAGTGGTGTTAGCCACTGGGTCTGTCATGTCAAACCAGCTAACGCCTTCGTTCAAGTCATTGCGATACCATGTCTCGAACGATTGAAAGTTGGACTTGGTGCTGATGTATAACTTAACCTGACGCGTAATCATTACCAGAGACTTCACCTTGGCTTGCTTAGGTGGCCCGTATTCCATGTCAGTGCGCAGCAACGCAGATTCGCGCTTCTGATTGTACCCACTAAATAGAATCTGGACGTATGACGGTAAAGTTGCCATTACATTGCTCTCCGAAGACCAAACGTATTAGTCATTTGCTGTGACAATGGGCCGTTGCTTGCCAAGTCAGAAGATACGGCTTTGCGTACCATAACGTCAATGTTGATGCCGTTTTCATTCTTACGAGCGGTTGCACTAGCTTGATAGCCATCCGCACCAGCTTCATTCTTGATGTTGACAATGACATTGCCGCCATTAGCACCACCTGCCAGTGGCGATGATCCAACTAGGCCGCCATCAGCATAGCCACGCATGGCACGATACAGGTTGCCAACACCGATTCGACTGGTAGCTTCCTTGGTCATTACAAACTCACCAGCATGTACTACACCGGCTGGTTGGTACTTTCCGCCATCACCAGTGTAGCCGCCTTCTGCGTACTTCATGCTGCCCCATGACGATATATTGCCACCTGTATTGCTGAATTGTGGAGCTGCACCGCCATAAGCAGATGCTTGGGTTGACGAACTCATTGCCCCGCCAGCAAAAGCGCTAATTGCCATCTTTGCCAATCCTGCAATCGCCATTTGCATTTGGAAACGAACCAAGTCAGAAATCATGGCATTAACCATGTCACCAAAGTTCATTTTGCCCGTCATAACAAACTGAACCATTGCGTTTTCCATGCCTTTGAATGCGCCGTTGAATACGCTTTCCATGCCCTTGGCCGCATTTCCAGCAGATTCAGCATAAGACCTCATGCCGCGCTCAATACCATAAGAGGCAGAGCGTTCCATCTCTTGACGGGCCATAATTGCGTTCGTCTGAATAGCAAGCGCTTCAGCAGCGGCCGACTTCATTCGTTCAAATTCATCGGCACGCAGTGTTCCATTCTGGCGCTCAATGTCTTGAATTGTCTTTTCCAATTCGGCTTGAATTCGATATTGAGCGTTGAGAATCTCAACTTCTTGCGACGACTTACCTAGCAGCGATGCTTGAAACTCAACTTGTTCATTGGCTCGCTGCATTGATTCAACAAACTTATCAGCGCCAACGCGCTGGTTATTGAACATCTTTTGCAGAGTGTTGTC